ATCAAGTGCGACCTTGTGAAGACCATCAAAGCCGTGGACGATATAGACTGTCAGCTTCTGCTGGAAGGACGCTACCTCTGCTATAAGTCCTGGGAACAGATTGCCGTGGAGATGGATTTCCGGGTGCGTCACGTTTATGAGGTACACAACGATGCTTTGAAAAAAGTAGAGGAAATCTTGTCGGCGCAGTAAAACGCACTATTTCGCACAGGGCGAATGTGGTATCATTACAATAGGAAAATTGAATCCGGAGAGCCTTCACGGGGCCAAACCCGCGAGGGCTTTCTTTATGCCCGAAAGGAGGCAGCCATGCCGCACAAACCTTTAACGCCCTGCCGCTATCCCGGCTGCCCGAAGCTGGTGCCCGGCCGCTACTGCGAGGAGCATCAGAAGCTCATTGACAAGCAGTACGAACAGTACGACCGCGATCCTGTAGAGAAGAAACGGTACGGCCGTGCGTGGAAGCGCATCCGTGACAGATACATCGCCGCCCACCCTCTCTGCGAGGAGTGCCTGAAGCGCGGCGTCTATGCCCCTGCAACCGAAGTCCATCACAGACTTCCGCTCTCTCGCGGCGGCACGCATGTCGACTCCAATCTTGAGGCGCTCTGCACACCGTGCCACTCGAAGATCACTGCCGAGATGGGCGACCGCTGGCACGATCGTTAAGGATGGGAACAAAATGCAGTTCCGCGAGGTCTGTATCACATTTTGCTACAGACCAAAACAAATACAAAAATCACGAAAACATAATCACTTCGCGCTTGACCGGTAGGGGACGTGAACCCCCACGATTACTGCTGTTTGCCATTGATAATTCCTCCTTTTGCAGAGAGAAATGATTTCAAATACAGATATTATAGCATTATCTGTCCGGTCTGTGGATGCAAACTATATTATCTGTCCGAAAACTTGATTTCCAACTCTGCGATTTGTGTGATGATTTTGATTTCACACTCTCGAATTTCAATCAATGACTGTCCAAATTTCGGGGTACGGATCAGGGGCGGTTTGAATCTCTGCGCACATATCGCCGGGGAACGGGCGTGGGGCTTCGTGTTAAAAAACGCAGTTTCAAACGGGGCAATAACCCCATTAAGTATATGAGGTGAACAATGTGGCAAAGGATGGTACTAGTCGTGGCGGCGCTCGTGTCGGTGCGGGCGCGAAAAAGAAGCCGCTCGCCGACAAAATAGCAGAGGGCAATCTCGGCGGCAGAAAGCTGACCATAATGGAGTTTTCGGATACTGCGGACCTCAAAGGTCAAGCAATGCCCGCACCAAACAAAATGCTCGAAGCGGTGCAAAAGGACGGCAAAGCACTCGTTGCGAGTGAAATCTATAAATCCACCTGGCAGTGGCTGAATAAACGTGCCTGTGCCGCTTTCGTTTCACCGCAACTGTTGGAACGCTACGCCATGAGTGTGGCACGGTGGATTCAGTGTGAGGAAGCGGTCACCGAATACGGCTTTCTGGCAAAGCATCCCACCACGGGCAATGCAATCCAAAGCCCGTATGTGGCGATGGGCCAGAACTACATGAACCAGACCAGCCGCTTGTGGTATGAGATCTTTCAGATTGTCAAGGAAAACTGCACCGGTGAGTACAGCGGAGCCAATCCGCAGGATGATGTGATGGAGCGCCTGCTCACGGCGCGGAAAGGGAAATAATATGACTACTTACAAAACAGCAGAAAGCGTATGCGCCGGGCATCCAGATAAGCTTTGTGACCTCATTGCTGATAATATTCTGGATGCCTGTCTGCGCAAAGACAAGTCCTCCCGCGTTGCCTGCGAGGTTATGGCAACCAAGGGCAAAATTATAGTTGCGGGCGAGATCACCTGCGACGGCAAAGTCGACATCCGCTGGGAGGTGCGTGAAGTCCTCCGCAAGGTCGGCTACAATCCGTGGAAGTTTACAGTTTTCGTATTCGTCCATAAACAGAGCAAGGACATCAGCGCCGGAGTGACTACTGCCCTCGAAGCCCGAAGCGGCAGTGAGGAACGCTATGCCTCCATCGGTGCGGGTGACCAAGGCACTGTCTACGGTTACGCCACCAATGAAACCCGCGAGATGCTTCCACTCCCGCTGGTGCTGGCGCACCGAATTGTTAATCGTGTGGATACCGTCCGCAAAGACAAAATTGTGAAAGGCATTCTGCCAGACGGCAAAGCGCAGGTCACGGTTGAATATGAGGACGGCAAGCCCAAACGTGTGAAAACCATCGTGGTCTCCATTCAGCACGACAAGGATAAAACGCAGGAGCAACTTTACTCCGACATTAAGCAAAATGTTCTGTGGCAGTGCTTTGAGGACTTTCCCTTTGACGATGACACCGAAATTCTCATCAATCCCTCCGGAAGATTTGTCGAGGGTGGACCCGCCGCCGATACAGGACTTACGGGCAGAAAGATAATGGTGGACACCTACGGAGGACTTGCTCTTCACGGCGGAGGTGCGTTCAGCGGTAAAGACCCCACCAAGGTCGACCGCAGCGGCGCATACATGGCGCGGTACATCGCAAAAAATATCGTATTGAGCGACTTAGCAGAAAAATGCGAGGTCGCTCTTTCTTATGCTATCGGCAAGGCTGATCCCGTGGCGGTTAATATAAACGCCTTTGGCACGAGCGCACTCACGGATGAGCAACTCCGAGACATTGTGCTATCGGTGTTCAACCTGCGTCCGGCGGCAATCATTGAAAAGCTGCGTCTTCGTAATGTCATCTACGAGGATACGGCGGTCTACGGATACTTCAATTCCTGTCTGTTCCCTTGGGAGAATTACGATATGTACAAAGGAATCAGGAAGGCGGCGGAAAAATATGCTGATAGAAAAGATTCAGACTGATAGGCTCCTCCCCGCCGATTACAATCCTCGCAAAGACCTCAAGCCGGGCGACCCGGAATACGAAAAGCTGAAACGCTCGCTTGAGGAGTTCGGTTATGTTGAGCCAGTTATATGGAATAAGAGCACTGCTCATGTTGTCGGCGGCCACCAGCGTCTGAAAGTGCTGCTTGATATGGGCATCACCGAGGTCGAGTGCGTGGTAGTCGAGATGGACGCCGAAAAGGAAAAGGCGCTCAACATCGCCCTTAACAAAATATCCGGTGATTGGGACAAAGACAAGCTGGCTCTGCTCATCGCGGATTTGCAAGGCGCGGACTTCGATGTGTCGCTGACGGGTTTTGACCCCGGTGAGATTGATGATCTGTTCAAGGATTCCCTGAAAGATGGTATCCACGACGATGATTTTGATGTGGACGCGGAACTGCAAAAGCCCACCGTCACAAAACCCGGTGATGTGTGGATACTCGGTCGGCACAGGCTGGTCTGCGGTGACAGCACAAAAGCAGACACCTTCACCATTCTCATGGACGGCAAACTCGCAAACCTTGTGGTGACAGACCCTCCTTATAATGTGAACTACGAAGGCAGTGCCGGAAAAATCAAAAACGATAATATGGGCAATGAGGCTTTCTACGATTTTCTATTTGCTGCGTTTACGAACACCGAATTGGCGATGGCGCAGGACGCTTCCATATATGTGTTTCACGCCGACACCGAAGGGCTGAACTTCCGCAAAGCTTTCTCGGACGCGGGCTTTCAGCTTTCCGGCTGTTGTATCTGGAAGAAACCATCACTGGTACTTGGGCGCTCCCCATATCAGTGGCAGCATGAGCCTGTCCTTTTCGGCTGGAAGAAAAAAGGCAAGCACAACTGGTACGCAGACCGCAAGCAGACGACCATCTGGGAGTTCGAAAAGCCAAAGAAAAATGCCGACCATCCCACCATGAAGCCGATTGCGCTGCTGGCATATCCCATTATGAACAGCAGCCTGACAAACTGTATCGTGCTCGACCCCTTCGGCGGCTCCGGCAGTACGCTGATTGCCTGCGAGCAGGCGGACAGAATCTGCTTCACTATCGAACTGGATGAAAAATACTGCGATGTTATCGTAAAGCGGTATTATCAGTATTCTTTAGAACACAAGAATTCAGACTATAATCCCGATGACGATATATATGTAATTCGTAACGGACAGCGCATAAATTTCAGCGA